ATGAAGAGTTTAAAGCTAGAAACAACAATAATTATAGGTAAAAAAATTCGTTACTACCGCACACTACGCAACCTGACTCAAGATGAGTTAGCAGAAAGGATTGGCAGTACCGGTTCCTACATTGGCCGAATTGAACGCGGCGAACAAAACGTTAAATTAGCAACTATTGAAAAAATTGCAACGGCATTGGACTTGAATGTCTTTGTCCTCTTTAACCAGGATATAGAACCACTCCAAGAATATCCATGGATTCACAAAATCATAGGATTGTTGTTACAGCAATCTGAGTACAACCAGCAAAAAGCTTTTCATATTTTGAAAGAGGTTTTCACAAATAGAACAGAATAGCCTTATATCATATTTTAGGGGTAATTTCCAAAAAATCCAGTAGAAGAATTAAGGCAATATTAAAGTGGCTCAAAACCGAAGTCAGTGTTTGTCATATGGACGATAAGTTGCTGCGGGTTCGTAGGGTTCTTCTGATCGATTGCATGACGAGGTTCATGTCTAGCTTTATATACAGTAAATCATAAAAAACGTGCGGTTCTCTCTGTCATAATAGTAGATTACTCTTCAAATGGACACAGAAAAAACAAAAAAAAGGCTGTCTTCTATAAAGAAGCAGCCTTGTTAGCGTTGAACTTCATATTTTCCTTTATTTCTGCTTTGTCGATCCATTGCGGTTGTTGCCTAATTCAAATAATCCGGTGGCAGATAGCCCCGCCAATCCCCCTGCCCATAAGCGAAGTGTAAGCTCCATGTCTGTAAACGGATATGCCGCTGCACCCACCAACACGCCGATGAGCACACCAATAAACGGAATCCAGTTCTTGGGCAAATTGATGGTTGTTTTGACAAGCTGAACCAGGGCCAGTACAAATACAGATAAAACTGAAGCGAAGGCCAGCACGTTGGTTAAAATCTCATTTTGCATGGTGTGTCCCTCCTTTCTTATTCCTCCGGAATGCCTGCGGCTCGGCGCAAATAATTGGCTAGATTATTAAAATGCTGTGCCCGCTCTCGGTTCCCTTCGTCCCTCGCCTTAAACCAGGCAGGAGATAACCAGCGAAAAATAATCTCCTGAGCATTGCTCTTCGGAAGAGGGATAAGCGGACCCGGTGAAGATGCCGAAGAAAGTGGAATTCCGGCAGCCACTCGAAGGTTATTGGCCAGATTGTGAAAATGCGTCATCCCTACGCGATCATTTTTCTTTTGCGAGACGAACCAGGCCGGAGATACGTAGTTATCGATCAATGCTTGGGCGATTGAGGCCGGTAGAGGTGCTTGCGAAGTCCCCGCCCCAGGAAGCGGAACAGAAGGCCGCTCGGCGGCGCGCATTTCCGCAGCCACATCATCCAACAGGTTTTTCAGCGTTTTCCCGCCGGTGGCCAAGGCCTGATCAGGATCACTTCTGCGCGCAGGGTCCAGCTGACGATGTGTGGGAATGAAGGTGTAGGGATTTTTGTTCCATTTATGGCAGCAGTAGGCCAAATACCAGACATACCGCTTGTACGCCTCCATAAAGTTTATGCGCCCGCCGTAACATAATTCCACGCCAAGCGCCACATCATTGGTATCATAGCCAAATCGCTCGTTATCCGTCTTCACGTCATACCGCACATGCCAGGCCTTTTCGGCTGCATCAGCACCCGTCCCCGTCGGAATAATCTCCAAAATGCGAGTTCCGTCAATAAAAACATGAGCGGAGGCCGCCCGGTCCCGCTGTGCATTGAAATAGTTGTAATGATTATCCGCCGTTGCCCCGGGATTGCCGGTATCATGGGCTACAAAAAAAGCTGGCGTTCCTGTCTTCAGCTTTGTTCCTGGGCGCACATTGCGCCGCTTGTCGATATACCGCCGTTCAATTTGATATTTGTTGATATCCATCTGCATGCTCACCCCTTTCATCTATATTATTCTTCCAATCGATCAATTCGCTTGTGCGCTTGCTTGGTGGATTCCTCTACCCGTGTTAGCCGCTCGGAGAACGCTTCGAACCGCTGCCCTTGCAGCTTCTGTTCGACCTTCATATCATCTACGCCACGCTTGATATATTCGACGTCTGCGCGTTGCACGGCTTCAGCTTCGGCGGTGTCCTCGACCTCCTGCCGTACCGCCCTCGCGCGCCCCGCCCACCCCAACGCTACGCCGCTAATCGCCGCCACCACCGACGTCACCGCCGTAATGATCGTTATATCCATCTGTTCACCTGCTTTCGGGGAAATAAATAGCCCCGGCAGCCGGGGCGCAAAAAGATTATTTAATTTTGTGTATTCAACAATTCCTGTACCTGCTCCTTCCAGCGAAGGGGAACATCGTCTGTGGTTTTTAGATTTTTTTTGATGAGATCATAGTAGATTTTAGCCATGGGTTCTTACACCTCCCTTATTTTGAAATCAGTTCAGCTAGCTCTGCCAGTGCCAGGTGCATAGCCGTCTTGTCGGCTTCATTGGCTTCGGCAAGCTCGGTGATGGCTTGCTTGTTCTCGGTGTCGGACTGCTCAAGCTCAGCGATTTTATTCAACAGCCCTTCAGAGGTCGGGATGGCATGATAATTGTAATACAGCTCCCCTGTTTCGATCAGCCTAGTGCACAATTACTGAAAAAATCCAAAGGATAAAACTACCAGAAAGTATGGTATCCTTATAAAAATGAGAGAATTGTTCATAAAGGATGAAACGGATGCTAAGAGGACGATCTATTCGTGACTGAGAAACAGCGTGAGCTACTGGAGCGACTCGTTCGACGTCGCAGCACACCCGCAATATGTGGGGAAGCGAGTACGGCTGATTTTGGACGCTGTGGAGGGCATAAGCAACACTGAAATTAGCCGACGCTTGCCCTTGGATCGCCCTCAAGTTGTGGTATGGCGCGGACGCTGGATTCAGCACTATCCTGAGCTGTGCTTAATCGAGCAGCAACATCCCGAGGAATTGGAGGCCGCGATCATGCAAATCCTCCGTGATCGTCCGCGTCCGGAAACGCCGCCAAAGTTTACCAAGCAGCAGGTGTTGCAGATCGTAGCGATTGCGTGTGAAGATCCATCCACTTGTGGTCGTCCGATTAGTCACTAGACACCGCGTGAAGTGCGGGATGAAACAATCAAGCGGGGGATCGTCACTTCTATTTCCGTCTAACAGGTTACTCGTTTTTTAAAATGAAGCGGATCTGCGTCCCACCGTTGCAAGGGCTGGCTGAATGCCAAGCCGCAGGACCCGGTCCTCTTTGCAGAGAAAACCCGGGAGATTAGCCGCGTGTATCGCTCGGCTCCCTCTTCCTTGTTGCATACCTTTGGTGTTCATGTGGTCTCGTTGGATGAAATGACCGGCATTCAGGCGCTTGAGCGGCTTCATTCCACGTTACCTATGAAACCGGGACTGGTGGAACGTCGAGAGTTTGAATACGTGCGTCATGGTACGCTGAGTCTGATTGCAGGCCTGGAAGTGGCAACCGGAAAGTAGGTTTCTTCCACCATGGCGCCGACACAAAATGAAACTGATTTTGCCATGCATGTTGGACAACTGCTCGAAACGGATCCAGAAGCGGAATGGATTTTCATCGCCGATGGATTGAACACGCAGCAATCCGAGAGCCTGGTCCGGCTGATTGCTCACCACTGTAAGTTGGATGAGCTGTTGGGCCAGAATAGAAAATCGGGTATCCTGGCCAATCAGCCCAGTCGCGCTGCTTTCTTAGCCGATCGCACTCATCGGATACGTTTTGTGTTTACACCTAAACACTGCTCTTGGTTGAATCAAATCGAGATTTGGTTCAGTATTTTGGTTCGCTGTTTGTTAAAACGCAACAGTTTCAAAAATACGTTGGATTTGCAGAAGCAAATTTTTCAATTTATCTCCTATTTTAATGCCACGATGGCAAAGCCTTTCAAGTGGACCTACAGGGGAAAGGCCTTGCGCATAAATGATGGATTGTTTATGTTTTATTGCACTAGAACTAAATCCCTCACGGGCCTCTGGCTCGGAAATGGTTTCGATGTACATTCCGTTCTCCACCTCTTGCGATGACAGTGGATTATAATAAATTGTGATGACATGCCCTTCTTCGTTATAAGTAATATACTTCATAACATTCCCCACTTAACCGAAATAGGCTCTACCATCGATTACGTAATATAAAAAGTTATAATCTCCACTACTACTCGGCCCTCTCGCGGTCTCTAGCTCAAGTTTCACGGAACCCGAATTCGTAAACACGCTAGGTAGATTGGTCGTTAATATTTGATACTTATCGTCGCTATTTCTAGTTTCTAACGACCAGCAACTCACAGTCCGGTTATCGTAGTTATACTCTATGCGCGTAAAGTATTTCGGCGCCAACAAGGGCCTTAGATATCTTTCGTTTATGGGCACTTTATTTCCTGCCGAATCCACCATTCTTAACTGGAATTCATATCCAGTTCCGTAATAATAATAGTAAGACCTGTTGTTAAGTGTGTCTGCCGCACTACCCTTATCCATGTTGGAAACAAAACTGAGCACCCTCACACCAGGGGGTAGAGTTACTAGAGTAACAGTCTCGCTCGGTGCCCGATAGCTACCATTTTTTTTGTATTTGTCAATAAGCACATCAGCTATCCCCGCTGCGCTAGTTTGGATTCGCCCTACCTTTTGCGCCAGCACCTGAAACGTATCGCTGCCTGTTGCGGGTACGCCTTTGCCAGTAATCGCGGCAGCGATTTGGGTTTTACCGTTACTGGCTTGCGTAAAAGCCTCGTTGGCCCTTGTCTGGGCCGCCGTAGCTGCTGCCGCCGCCGCATTCGCTGCGTCATACGCCGCCTTGACAGCGCTGGGCGTGGCGGCTTGGTTGGTAGCGCTGCTGCTTGTCGAGGTATTAAGCTGTACGATACCGCGAGCTTGTGTGCTTGCACTTGGTAGATCAGATGCGGAATGAGTGTGCGATTTGGGAGCTGCATAGGTATGGGTATAGTCCTTCGCTGATTGTACAGCTCCATTTATTTGCGTCTGCGTCTCCTGCTTGTACTGATCAAAAGCCTCCTTCGGAACTACCCCATTGCCTGCGGGATCCGAACGGATGTTTTCCACTTGCGCGGCCAGCTCCTGATCATTCTCATACAACGTTGTAATCGGTACATTTAATACGTCTGCGTGTCCTTGATCCGTGGGAACAAATTTTCTTGGTTCTTGGATAGCCATGTTCTACCTCCTTAATAAATGTCGTCAATTTCAAAAATAAATTCCATATCCGCATCCTTGACTTTATTCGTCATGGTACGAATCGCGGTAAACTTGCCCTCTGAATCGACAAGAGCCAGTTCGTTGATCGTAGCGCCTGCCAGCTCATTCTCAGCAAGCGAACAGACATATCGAATGGTTGCCGGGGCAATGAATTCATAGCTGGATATGTCCTTAACGAGTAATTCATTCTTCAACGCCTGCTCCGTTCCATCAAGCGGAATCGGCTTGCCCTCCGAATCTACACCACCGCTGCCAAAGGCCATCTTCCCCACCTTCGTCAGCGCTGTCCCTTCTGCTCTCGCACGTGCCATTTGTTCACGGGCGTATTCCGTTGTGACGGTCAATACTTGATCAGCCATAAATACCTCCTAGACCACAATAATTTTTTCTAGAGAATTCAACAGGCAGCTGCCGTCAAACCGCACACTGCCATCCAGCAACCAATAGTTTTGCCGGGCCTTAATGATGCCATCTTGCTTATTTGGGATATGGTGCGATATCCGAATTTCCAAACGCTGGCGGTTCCACTGTCTTTCACCAGTCCAACCGGACAAGCTGACTGTACCATCAAGCTGCTGCATCCCATCCAGATACCAGGGCTGCCCACCGAAAAAGGGCACTCGTGAGCGTAAACGCAGCTTGACTATATTCCGGATGTCATTAATCATGTCAGTTCTACTGCGCCATAATAATGTCCAGGCCAGATGCGCTGGCTTGATCTCCTCCATAATCGCCCTGAGGTCATGCAAATTAGGTGGTATGGTTTCAATATATTCCAATATGAAGCTCCACCGTTCAGGCTGAAAAGAGACCTTCACCTCCCCTCCATAAGCCTCCGCCACACTCTTCACCAATGGCCCGGAGAACTTTCCGCTGCCCCGCAGCCGGGATTCTACCACCGCCCGCCGTTGCTCCAAGGGCTTGCTTAGATCGGTCTCAATACCGAGCTCGCTTTCCCAGCGGTCCAGCCCCCAGGTCGCTGTTCGCACAAAAAACTGCTGCAGCGTCTCGTCGAGTGCTGTAAACAGCAGGTCAAGCTCTGCCCCCTTGGCATTCATGTCTGCTCGCATTACACGCGAGCCTTCATAATAGGCCGGCAGGTAGGTAAACATTTCACGGCCTCTCGAACTGGTCATTCCCGCTTCATTCATAAGCATCCACCGTACCTAGCACAGCCACCTGGCCTGTGAAAATCTCCAGGTTCGTATCGGCTTTGCCATTCACGGTCAAGTCCGAATAATCGATGATTGGCGGAATATCGAGCAGAATCGCTGCGATGCGGGTAAAGCGTACCAGCGGGTCGGCAAAAGCAAGCTGCTTCAAATAAGCTCGCACCCCACTCTCAATTCTCGCCTTCACCTCAGCCATCGTGACCCCGCTGGCCAGCGTCAGCTTCACATGAATATCCATTGGCACCTCCTGGGCAGGCATAACCGTAACGATGGCCCCGGCCGGAGCCATGCCTTCTCCTTGCCCATCCATCGTTGGATCAATGTAGGTCTGAGCCGAATCCACAATCTCCACACTAGCCGCACGCTTATCAATGTCCAGCAAATAAATGCCCACGGTTCCGGGGCCTTGCCATAAAGGCTCCACCTGCACACCGCCTACCCCCGGCACTTCACCCGCCCATTTCAGATAATGGGCTTTGTTGCCGCTGGTGCCCTGATTCCGTACCTGGGAATAAAAGCGTTCCACCAGCAGTTCATCGGATTCCGTATCCGATCCGCCCCGTGTTGCTTCGGGGTTCATGACGGCTTTCACCCCACTAACCGGCTCCGCCAACACCGTGATTACGCCTGCGGGAACTATACCGGCCCGTCCAGGCACTAAAGCCCGAATCGTCGCCTGGCCCACTCCTTGTTCATCCAGCGTAACCGCCGCCGTCGTCACAAATTCCACAGACGCTTCTGCGGAAAATTCATCCGCCGGAGTGGCCACTAACGTGCCTGCCGGAATAGATTTGCCCGGCTCGCCGGTGAATTGGACAACTCCCGTAGCTGCCACAGCCTCCCGCCGAGTCATCCCATGCTCGGCGACCCGCAGATCGAGATACTCCCCGAAGGTGGTTCCGGCAAAGCCACGCTCCAGCACCTGCTGCGCCCATACCGCTGCTTCCGCCAGCATAAAGGCCGCTGGCGCTTCTGCATCCCAAATAAAAGAACCCTCGGACTTATCGATGTCCGAAGGCACTCGGTCCAGCATCCGCTGCATGATTCGCGCTTCTGTCTGGTCCTGTAAATAAATCGGGATTTCCGCCATCATCCTGCACTCCCTTCCAGCCTGATTTCTTCTTCACGACTATTTTTTACGCGGCAGGTGAATCGACAACCATCCTCCTGCCAGTCAAAAGTAAACCCGCCCACACTCAAGGTGCGAGGGTCTGTCAGCAGCGTCTCTTCGGCAATCCGGCGAATCTCGCTTTCCTGCAGGGTCCGGCTATAGCCTTGACCAATGAGATCCTCGAACTCCTGCCCATACGTGCGGGAGTAAATAATATGCCGATACCGCGGCGTGCGAACTGCCTTCTCGCACCAGATTCTCCAGGCGGCAGTCTCATCCGCTATGGCGATTTTTCCGGTCGGAGTCATCACAAACTCACCAGCCGCAAAATCATAACGCCAACTGCGCCCAAACTTGACTTCATCAACGGCAGCTTCCGAGAGGTCTTGCTCAGCATGCTCCCACGCATCAGCCACTGCCTCTGGAAAAAGATTAGCCATTCCCGCTCACCACCTTGCATAACACAATAGCGTCGTTCCCGCCGTTCAATGGCAACGCAAGCACTCGATCTCCCGGCTTATAAGACAAAGTCAATACCACATCCCTGGTTTCAGACGCTTGGTACAAGAAGTCTCCATGGCCTGAGACACTGCTCGTCTCGGTATACTTAAATTCGCTCACGCTGCCACGGAGCGCAAGCTGGGGAAGCCTCAATGTTCCCGGCAATTCCGCCACAAAATAATCCGGGATCTCATGCTTGAAGCCGTCCAGCTTCAGGCCCGTCTCCGTAATCTTTCCCAACTCCGCCGATACTCCGCTTAAAGCCTCTGCCGCTTTTTTTGCCACGTTCTCCTTCATCGATACGGCCAATGCCGTAAATGGATCAATATCCAAGGAAATACCTCCTTTTCACATCCTCTGCCGTGGCCAGTTCCAATGTCATATGCCCCGGCTCTCCCAATTGATGGGACACCGAGGTTACAATCAGATTCAGACCATTAAAAGAAACACGATCCCCAGCCCGTACCGTATTCAAATCCACACAAGTGACGCTATAGCTATGCTGCTGCCCATTCAGCATGGACTCGGCATATTTCTTCGCCGCCGCTGCCGTCTTGACATTCTCATCCTGCACAATCCGTTGCAGTACACCGTATTTGCCGGTCTCCTTACTGGCAACCGCCAACACCTTGGATAGCGCCTGTTCACCTCGCGCCTCGGTGCCGATCACCTTCACCTGCGTCACGGCCCCCTCCAGAGTGCGGCTTTGCGTGGCTTCCTCCATTGCTTCCAGCCGCCAAACCACCTCATTGCCTCCCACAGGAAAAAGGGTCAAGCCCGCCGGCGTCATCCGCGGAATATACATCGAACCCCCGGCCTTCACCGTCTCCTTCAAGTCCGACATCATCATGTTATAAATGGTCTGCGGACGGTAGACGGATTTCTTCAGCTTGGTTTTCGTATCAGGGACTTGATCCAGCTTGATATTCCAATCGGCAGCATACTTTCGCAACCGTTCCGAAGCTGTTCCTCCCGCCGGGAAAAAAAGCTCATCCTCAGATTTAGCGAGGTAAATCGTACGGTCATAAATGGTAACCATTATATGCTTGGCTCCCTTGACCGTGCTGGAGCATTCCCAGACCACACCCGGATGGAGCAGCGGAACCATTCCCTTACTTGTACCGCTTGGTATCCCTGCATTTGCAGCATACGGAACTCCGCTAATCCGAATCTCTTGTCCTGGCTCAATCCCTGGAAAAGAAGCCGGAATCGCCAATTGAATCGTACCCTGGTACGAAATCTGGTCCAGCGAATCCTTAAGCGAAATGCTCTCTACCAGCTCACGCAAATAATATTTATTTTGCAACACCACTTCATAGCTCACTGCGGCATCACCAGCTTCTGACCTGGCTTGATGCGGTTCGGGTCCTTGCCGATAGTCTGCTGATTGGCACTATAGATTTGCCGCCATTTCGTGCTATCACCAAGCTCCAGCTTGGCAATTTTCGATAACGAATCCCCCGCCTTGACCACATAGGTCTTGGAAGGCTTCTTCGTATCAGGTCGGTTGGGCTTGCCCGCCGCCGCTCCGGAAGCAGAAGCTGCTGCATTCGTATGCACCTTCATCTCCCGCCAGGTTCGCGCGGTCAAATCAAAATAAACCTCTCCCGGCTCGCCGCCCCTAAAGCTGCTGCCATGCGCAGCCAAAGTGACCAGCACATTCACCGCCGTCCCTGAAATAATCAGCCGCACCGGGGACTTGCTGTTCATCAGCGTCGTCAGATGGTTCATCGCTTCCTGGGGATCGGGGAGATTTTTATAGTTGCAGTAGCCCGAATCATACGCCACAGGGAAAAAAGAAGAGAAGGCAATTTCCTTCACCTTCTCTCCTCCCGGGACATCATACTCCCCAAGCGATAAAATACTTACGGTCTCCAGCCCTTTGCTGCGGGAGATCGTGATCTCATCCGGATTGACGGGAAAATAAAAATCATTGCCCGCCCCGTCGATCAAATGTATCTCTGTTGTACTCATGGCCAAACCTCCCTCCTACTTCACATTTTGCATGGCCATCCGCATGGCGTCGGCCAGTTGTATCCCCATCTTATTTGCCAGTTCCCTATAGTTGATCTCATCCTTGTTCACCGTCAGACTGAGCGCGCCGGGGGAAAGCGTCACGTTAAAAGGACGAGGAGGTGGAGGTGGAGCTGGCAAAGGAAGCAAATTGGGGGGAAATTGGCCCTGTTGGTAAGCCAAACTTGTTCCGTAATTTAATTCATTAGTTGAAGCCTGAACTAGACGAGGAGAGACGACTTGATTGGATTTGGATGGAGAGCTGACCGCCACTGTAGCCGAATTGGCTGTGTTATCAGCACTATCCTTCTTATTAAAGAATTTGTTATAAATATATCCGCCTAGCTTATCTCCCAAAACATCCCCGCCTATAGCCCCTGCTGTGGCCCCAATTGCCGTACCCGCGCCCGGAAGTAATGAACCCAGCGCTCCCCCGGCGAAACCACCAATAGTAGACACTATAGCTGAGGTCGTGGCTCTGACACGTTCTTCATTGGAATCCGCTGTGGCAATCAAAGCTGCATCTACTAAACCACCTATAAACGGTATATTTTTCCCGATATATTTCATTCCCTTCGCGCCATAGCCCAGCCCTTTTCCGATCCACTTAGAGCCCTTGCCAAGCAAGGAGGAACCTTGTTTTAACATCTTGGATGTACCAGACTTGACTGCTGGCACCGCGGTGTTCCAGATACCCTTTGCACCATCCAGCAACTTAGGACCTGCTTTACCAAGTCCCCCGCCTACCTTATCCCAAATGCCTTTTGCACCACCCAGCAGCTTAGGGCCTAATCTACCAAGAGCTTCTACACCACTGCCAGCTAACAAGCCCCCTCCAAGCTTCTTGAGAGAGCCTCCCAGCTTACCTAAGCGACCTGGCAGCTTGCTTGTCCTTGTCCCGGTTCTGCCAATCGATCTGTTTCTGGTTGCTGTGCTGGTTCTGGTTCCACTCCCGGCCCCGTTCCCGACTCTTCTTGGGCCTCCTCTACTGCTGCCGCCTCTACCGTTTCCACCCCCGGCTCCTGTTCTCCCATTAGCACCACCACTCCAGCCACCTCCGCAGTTGCATATACAGGTGACTTTTATGTTTGACTTATCTGCTTTACCTGGGAATAAGCCCTTAACGAGTTCCTTCAGACCTTCCTTTGCAAGATCATTGCCTGTGTCTTGTACCACTTTGCCGGAAAAGCCCATCACGGAAGATAGGAGTGTTGAGAAAACACCTTTGTCACCGGACTCGCCCTGATTATTTGCATTGTTAGAAGCTGCTGAAGAATTGCCGGGTAGGCCTTTGGTGAGCAAATCAAATGCCCTGAATCCCTCGGGGCCAAAAAGAGGGGGCTTCTGCACGGTCGGAATTCCCGGCGTGGTTCCTTGTCCCCCGGTCTTGGCGGGCTCATTAGAACTTAAGGCAAAAGACTCCGTCATTTTATCCTTCATCCCATCTCCAAGCGCTTTACTAATAGAAGATGAAATACGCTGGAGCGTCGCTTTTCCGTCAGAACTCATCCATGCTGTAAAAGAATCTCCCACAGCTACTTCCCAATCCACTCCTGCTGTGGACACGTGCCAAGGACTGCTTGCCAGAGAAGCCAGCGATCCACGAAGCTCACGAACGGAATTTATTGCTTGTTCTGCACCCAGCCGAACTGCTGGCGTAGCCTGAGTTTGATGCAGCCTTTTCAAGGAGTCACCCATTTTGCCAGCGGCTGAACTGATTCGGTCAACCAGGGTCACGGTCGGGGTTATTCGAGTTTTACCCAGCAAGACGGCCCGCCGTCGCGTTAGCTCCAACAGCCGATCCAACCCGCGAAGCTTCTTTTCCGTTTGGTCCAGATCCGGACTATTGGTCTTTATATCAAGCTCATTGCTCTGATTTTCTGCCATAAGTTGCGAAATTACCTCCTTTCTCTATTCGACTGGATCGCAGCAGCTACTACATGACTTATAAGTAAGTGTAGGTAGTCTGCATTGACCGATGAAGATTGCCCTATACGTTGATTTAGCTGGAAAAACTCATGTTAATTCAGCGTGCTTCCAACCGTGGAGCAACTTAACTGGAAAAGCTCCAGCTAATCTTGACCATACTGGCCAAAAACAGCGATTTCCAAGATATTAACAGGAGGAATTCCAGCTAATTATCCATAATCCGCTAAATTCGATGAATTATCAGGAGGATTAGAGCTAGAATAAAAAGTGGACACCTCGTTAAGAGAAAAAGATAATAAAACTAACTGAGGAGGTGTTCACGTGGGTGAGCAGCGGAATCGCTATAACGAAGAATTTAAAAGACAAACAGCTAAGTATCTCCATGAGCAGACGAAATCGGTGGAGGAAATCGCCTTAGAGATGGACATCCCAGCAAAGACGTTGCATGCCTGGAAAGCCAAATATCGCGAGTTCAAGAATGAG